GACCGTTCTATCGCGATTGAGCCGTCGCTAAACCTATACTTGCAGCTGGGAGTTGATGGTTACATACGCCGCCGTTTGAAACGGTGGGGAGTGGACCTAGATGACCAGCGCAAGAACCAAGATTTGGCAAGATTAGGGTCCTTACATTGGACTGATCCAGATTGTTACGTTACACTGGATCTGGCGGCTGCCTCTGACACGATCTCTCTCGAGGCGTGTCGGTTGTTGTTGCCACCTCAATGGTACGCCCACCTCTGTCGTCTTCGTTCACCTATGGGTGAGCTGGACGGAGAGCTTCTAGAGTATCAGAAGATCTCCTCGATGGGGAATGGGTTTACCTTCGCGCTCGAATCAGCTATCTTTGCTGCCGTTATCTACGGCGTGACGAAAGCTGTGAAGGGGGACTTCCAGCGGGATGAAGCTGCGGTATTCGGCGATGATCTAATCGTCCGACACAGTCTCTACCCAAAAGTTGTCCAAATGTTGAACCTCTGCGGTTTTTCCGTAAACCCCGAAAAGTCCTTTTCAACTGGACCATTTAGGGAGTCATGCGGCGCGGATTGGTTCAATGGCACACCCGTTCGTCCTGTGTTTCTCACAGAGCTTCCGTCAACAGTGATGGGCCTCTGGAACGATGCGAATCGTTTCCAGCGGATCCACTACTTGCGACGGGGGAGCTATACGTCTCGAACGACTCAACTGATTGACCGGTGGATACCCGCGATGTTTTCGGATATCGTTGGACCACCGTCAGATGAGAACTTCGATTCGTACCGGCACTCCTACACACCACAGAGAGATAACCCTCTGAATGTGAATGAAGGCTGGATGTGGACCTACCCAAGGCTAGTCGTAAGACGGAAACCTTGGAAGGGGGCCAATGAGCTGTTTTTCAGGCGGCTCATGAACCCACTCAGGCAAACTGCTGATACCCCAGTCTCAAACTGGGACTCTCCACGTTCCAAGTGGGGAGGTCAAAAGTTAACGAGTGCAGGAAGTGTGTACACAGTCACTAGAGGTAACTCTGTTTCTGTGGGCTACACGACCTCGCCGGCCAGCTATTGGCCGGACGAGTACACTGACCCTAACTCCCAAGGCTGGC